TCCCAGCGAAATCTCTCGGTCGATGTAGAGGGTAATCACACGCTCATCCATCCCTTCGTCCCGCCCCGCATCGCCGCGCATCGCGTCAGGATACCAGCCGTCCGGCTCCCGAACGGTCAGGCGCCGAACAATCGCGCTCTTGATCTTCTGGATTACGTTCACGCTGCACCTGCCAGGCTCTTGAAGTAATCGTCCATTCCTGCCCCCGGTGCTTCTGGGTTTCTGCTCATGACTGTGACGGCGTCAAAAAGCGACATGACAGGGTCAATCTTTGCATCGCCCGCATTCTGTTTCGTCGCCCGAATGGCCGTAGCCGTGGGCTCGATCTTCAGGTTGGACACGCACCAGTCCATCAGAGCGGACGGAGCATGCTTCAAGGTGCCGTTCGCAAGCTTGCGCTCAGCCGTCTTGATGCTGTTCATCATCGCGTAGCCCTGAGGCGCGCCTACGAGATTTCCAGCCTCTTGCGTCACGTCGATCTCGGCCAGTGCTTCGATCATCTCACCAAGGCCAGCCGGGTCCACAGCAACCGAGGCCAGCAGCCCGCGGGCCTTGATGTCGGAGATGATCTCCACGATTTCGGAGATGTCCTTTAGCTCGTCATCAACGATTGTCAGCAGACCGTCCCGCTTGAAGTCGTTTAGCTTCGAGGCGATCGACTTTCGGCGCTCCAGCACGCCCTTGTGGCACCACGCATGCGACCAGGACAGCCAATCGCGGGTACCGCGTTCGCGCCCAAGCACCGTCAGGCCGAAAAGGTCATCGAGGCCGCCGCCGTCGATACCGACCACGACCACCTCCGACCGCTCCAGAATGCTCTCCAGATCAATCCCTGCGTCCGCCTTGTCGGCCCAGAGGTCTGCACCGGCCCAGCGGTTGGACCGGAGGTTCATTCCGATCTCGACGTTCAGGTGTTTGGCCAAGAACGTGTTCCGCGTCTCGCTGTCCTTGGCGACTTCCTTGACCAGTTCCTCCTCGATCCACTCGGCGCTAACGGAGCGCCCGAGGTTCGGGTTCGTGATGTAGAAGTTCTGCGGGTCAAGATACGATTCCGCGTCAATCATCGCCTTCGGAAACTCATAGATCACGCCGAGGCTTTTGCGGTCGGCAATCTTGCCGTCCCGCACGTCTCGGAAGTAATCGAGCTTTGCCTTAAAGACGCCCGCTGGCGGCGCATCGCTCTGCGTCGATAGATAGATCACAAATCCCTCTGGACGCGACACAAGGCCGCCTGTGGCCTCCCTGAGCATGGCATCCGCGTTGTTGCGCTTGCCGAAGATCCAGAGTTCGTCCACGAGCACGAAAGCAGCCTTCTTGCCGCCAACCGTATCGGTGTCGGCCGCGACCACCTTCAGCTTTGCGCCGGTGACGCGATGGGTGATCGTGCGGAAGTTATCCTGAATGTGCAGAAGGTCACTCAGATCGGGATCAGCGCGCACCATGTCCGCGGCCGGTCCATATGAGTTGTTCGCGATTTCGATCGTCGGCGCCAGGATCAGCAGCTCTGCCGAGTGTCGCCAGTTCCGGATCAGAGCCGTCAGCATAATGCCGGCGGCGATGGTCGACTTGGAGTTCTTCTTCGAGATCAGCAGAAAGAACTCGCGGATATTCCGTTTTGCCGTCTCATGGTCATAAGCGCCGAAGATGGCCCTGACGAAATCGAACACCCACTCCTCGCAAGCCTCCCCGAAGGTTGGGCTGCCAGGGGCATCCACGATCTTGAGAGACTTGAAGACGTCAAGCGCTGCGTCTGCTTCCTCTGGGCACAAGGGATCGAACGGGATGAGCGATTCCCCGGCGACGATGCGCCGTTCCCAATCCTGACAGCTTGTGTCCCACATCAATCATTGCTCACGATCAGCTTGGGCGCAGACGGCGTTGCAAAGCGACCACCGACGCTATGAGCGGCCAGCTTCTGCTCCTGCTTCTTGCCCATCTTCTCCGGCTTCGGAGCGCGCTTCTCCTGCGCTTTCACGGCGCCAACCTGCTCCAGCATCTTGTTCTGAGCGGTCACATTGCCCTTCATGGCTTCGGAATAGCGCGCCATCAGGATATCGGCAGTCACCTTTGCGCTTGCGATTTCCATGTCAGCAGAAAAATGCACCACCAACGTCTTCACCGAAATGCCGATCGCCTCTGCAATTGCCTCCTGAGACATGCCGCTTGCCCGAAGAACTCGGACTTTGTTGCGATCATCGTCAGAAGGCGCAAAAGGCAGCCGACCGCTGTTTTTGTTACCTGCCATGGCTCCAAATTCTCGCTTCGGTAAAAAAATTGTGCGCGTGAGTGGGTCGCGGGTGGGGAAAAGCCAGCCTTTTCAGACTTTTGACTACCCCCCCTACCGTCTTGGCTTGGGTGGCCTGTCACCTGATCCGGTTGTTCTGATGCCTTCGCCATATGGGTTGCTGCAATCAGGAATGACTTCCGGCAATTGCTCATCCACCAAATGGTCATCCACTTCGACCACGACCTTCGTACCGCTCACTACACCAGCCAACTGAAAGAGCCATGTCGCAACGGTCATTCGAGGGCCGAACATGCGAGGCATCTTGATGCCTATACGGAGGCTGCAGAGAAGGTCAGAGCCATTGATGGTGATCTCATCGCTAGTGCGCGCCATGCCTACCAACGCGCCTGTGCGCGCTCCTCTCGTTGCTTCTGGCTGTCGTGGTATTCCTTGCTCACTGTGTGGATGTTGGTCTCATCCCAGAACAATGCAGGATCGCCACGGTGCGGCATCTTATGGTCAGCGACAGGGCTGTTGCCTGCGGGGTACTTGCCTATGCAGAGAGTGCCGGTCACTTGGCAGGTGTAGTTGTCTCGGGCCCAAATACGCTTGCGCATCTGCTTCCATCGCTCGGTGCCGTACCAAGCGCGCCACTCTATCTCCTGGTCACGCTGCCTTAGCCTTGCCTTCTCATCCCCTGTCGCTCTGCCTATCAGTGGCTTGATGGTGGCGATCTGAGGCTTGAGCGTGGTTAGCTTTGCCATTGCGTGAATGTCTCGTGCCGTGCATTCTTGAGTACTGGCATGGGTAACCTTGGGGGATGGGATGAGTGGGTTTACAGAAGACGAGATTGCCGCAGAACTCAAACGGCGCGGCGATGCGATTACGAGGCGCGACGAAGCCTATCAGGAGGCATTGCGTCAGGATTACCTAAGCGAATGCGACACCGTTTGCTTGCATTGCGGCACGCCGGTTAAGTCCTACATGGTTACTGACCCAGAAAACCCACTTTGCGACACGTGCATGGATTACTGAGCGTTATCGAGTACTCCACGCAAAATTATTCCTTCCGGCCGCTGGGCGGTTGGCATTTCGCGATAATGGTTTTCTACGGATCGGGGCTCCTGTGGACAGGAATGGCACGCACTTTGCGAATCTGTGCCGCTGTGGCCTGATACCTTTGTTCGACAATAAGGGAGGAACAGCCAATGCCAGCATACACAGAACTGAAAGACCTCAACGACTGGGATGAGGACACAGCCCTAATCGAGATAGCCCCAGACGGGACCGCTATTGTGCGGGAACCTATCGTTCAGATGATCCCGAACATCTTCACCCCGTTTTCGGAGGCAGTCGTCAATGCTCAGACGCTGATGGCCCGATGCCCTTGGATAACCCGACTTGCGGTTCGGCTTCAGGATGGCGCCACCTGGGACAGCAGGAACGGCGATCTAACTTCCCTCTGAAACGTATTCAGCCCCACCTTGTTACGGGCGGGGCTGGTGATACACGCCTGCCTACAGGCTTACGGATAGACAGGAAGGCGGCATATCGAGGTAGTCCAACCCTCTCGACCATCTGCCGTCATCTTACCGCTGGCTCAGTTGGACATTTGCCAGAAGCTAGACGCGATGTCCGCCTTCCTGATTTGCTGCGAGGCATCAGGCCCTTCGTCGTCGGGCGCATCGGGGTGCGGCAGGTTCGGGATGCGCGAGAACGCGTCGTGCTGCGCGGCCTCCGCGGTGTCCCGCTCCGCCTCGAGCGCGGCGACCCGCTCCTTGAGGACCG